TAAATAAATGGTTTTAACTTCTCTTTGAAAGAAAAACCACTACTCTCTAAATCTTGTTTTAAAACAGTACAATAACTTAAATCTTCATAATAATAAATATTTTTAATATCATTATTCTTACACCATTTCTTAATATAAGAAAAAATAATATTATTTATATTATAAAACCAACCATTTAAATAAGTTATATTTCGGATAGAAAAACAATCTTTCTCTGTTAAACCAGAAACAACAACCTTAAGTTCATTATTATGAAAAAACCCGAAGTTAGTTTCATAAGTATGAAATATTTGTAAAGAGTTTTCCTGATTAAACTTTTTTGCTTTATGAAAATCCAATCTTCTAAAGGAAATATCTGCTTGTGATAAACCTTGTAAAGTATTAATATTTCTAAAGATTACATCTAAAAGTTGTTGTTTTTTATACAACCAATCGTCTTCAAAAATAGTTATAAGATTAATATCATTTTCTCTACAAACAGCCGCCTTAACTACATGCGCTTTTTTAGAACGTTCACTTACTTTATCCGAATGCCAGTATATGCCGCAATATTCTAAGGCAAGATTATATTCAGGAAGGTATAAATCTAACTCTTTAGGTTTTATCTTATCTCTAATATTAAGGTATATTTTGATGTTTGGGAAAGTTTCTTCAATAGTTTTAGCTATATCCTTTTCTGGCCGCGATTTTCCTGACTCATTACAATGGGGGCATCTTCTTGGTTCCCTCTTATTTAGGAAACCTCCCCTTGTCAGCATACACTCGTGCCCATTAGGACACACAAGTTTTACCCTGCTCATGCCGCTTCTGGGTATATCATCCACAACTTTGTACCCAGCATCCTCAAAAACTTTTTTGTTTTCCTCATCCGTCCTGTGCTTACCATCACAAACACCACAACGTCTACCCTTTCCTAAAAAGTTATCTCTACTTATAGAACAACTATGACCTTTGGGGCATATTAAATCTGTTTTTCTATAATCCCAACTATTTGCTACACCAACAACGATATACCCAGCATCTTCAAATACTTTTCTTTTCTCAGCATCAGTTTTATGTTTTCCAGCGCAATACCCACATCTAAATCCTCTACTAAAATCACTATACGTTATACTATGCTTATGACCTTTAGGACAAATAAACTTTAGTTTAGTAAGTTTATTTTTATAGCTTGTTTCTAATAGTTCATAACCATCTTTCTCAAATGCTTTTTTTACCTCGTCAAAAGTTATAACTTTCTTATTACAAATACTACATCTACCACCCTGTTGAAAATCACCCCACTTTATACTATTTTCGTGCTGACCTTTTTCACAATAAAACTTTAACTTCTGACTATTATTTATATACTTCTCTTCCAACAGGGTAAATCCTGCCTTCTTAAACTCTTCTCTGATGAACTCTATTTTTATTATCTTGCCAGCACAATAAGCACATCTACTTCCGCTGTGAAAACTATCCCAAGTTATAAAATGATCATTACCACATTTTGTACAGTGAAAATCAAGTTTTTCTTTAGCGTTAATATATTCTTGTGAGAGAAGTTCATATCCTTCTTTCAAAAATGCTTCCTTAACCTGTTGGTAGAGAACTATTTTTCCGCCACAATAAGGACATCCCTGACCTTTTCGGAAGTTTGTATAAAGTATAGAATGTTCTTTATTACACTTTTTACAGCGGTAAAAAATAGGTTTAACGGTGTTAGTATAGGAAAGTATTTCTAAATGTTTTAGTGAAAACTCTTTCTGTAAGAGTTCTTTAGTTATATTAAATCTTTTGATCATAACTTATATATAATATTTTAAACACTTTGTGGTACTTTTTTCAGCCGGCGAAAAAAAAATCTATATACTATCGATATAAGTCTCGAACGTCAGTTTAATCGTACTTCTGTAACGATTTAGTTCTGACCAGTCCACCCAAGCGTTTATATTTCTTGCTTCAGCAGATAATATCTGAATAGAACCTTCTAAAATATCTGGGTTAAATCCTGTATTAAACATTCCGTTATAGTTTAAGTAATCACCTTTACTATAATCTTTTACTGTTATTTGTCTGTTAAATAAACTATCTTGTAATATATCTGTTATGTCATCTCTTTCAGCTTTATTAGTAGCAAATATATAAAGATTTGCTATACGTGTATTCTTTTTCCCCCCGCCGAGTTGAAAACCACTTTTATTAGTTGTATCTACATCTATAGATACTACAGGAAGAGGAGGAGGATTAATACCAGGCCAAGCATCTAAAACTGAAAGATAGTACCAGTTGTAAGTAACACTTGTAGGAACAGTATTAGGATCATATATTCTTCCGTTTGTATAATCAACAGTATAATGTGTAGCACCTGTTACTGTAACTTTAGTAGTTTGTTCCTTGGAAGTATCAACAACCATAGTACCGTCGGAAGTTATATAATCATCAAAAAACACCCAACCTCTGCCAACAGAGGTTGGAGATGGTTCTATATCCAAAACGGATGAGGGAATATACGCACCAAGACTACTGTTATAAACTAATGAAGTAGTTTGCGTTTCAGTAAAATGCTTAGCAACTAACTCATATTTTAAGTAGTTATATAAAGATGTATTTTCAAGTCTTAGTCTACTAACCGACATTTTGTATACCCTCAAGAGCTTTTTTAGTTGCTATGTTAATATACTTACTCATAGGCAATCTGTTCATTACCATACTTATAATATCTACAGGACCAGAACCAGATAGAGGAAATCTTACTTCTTCCTCTGTTGGAAGATTTTTACCATAAACAGGATTTCTTCTTGCGGCCGAATAATATTTCATATCCATTAAAAAACCTTCTCCAAATCGACCAATAGGGGAGCCTGATCTTTTGTAGTTCATTATATCATAAGTAGAATTGCTTATAAAAGCTAAGTCACCTGCTGCACCTTCAAGATAAAAATAGAACAGTCTTACTTTATCTGTTTCATCTCTATCTGGACCAGGAGCAGGATAACCCAACGCTTCAGGAGACAATAAAGATATCTTTACTTCATTGGTTTTAGCGTCAAAAGTAATACCGTTTTCAAAGTTAGTATCAATATAGTTCATTACAGCTGGTTTTATTTTTGAAGGTGCAGTAGGATCACCCTGTTTTGACATCTTACTGTCTAAGTCAGAAAAGTTTTTATCAAACTCATCCGAAAACGTATCTAAGAAATCCTGCTTGAACTCGTTTTGTAAAGCATCCTTCATTCTATAACCAAACTCTTGTAAAAACTTAGTTTTAAAGTTCTCAAATAGAAGTTTGTAAACATCTACAGAAGGCATTATCTATCTCTAACACTGCTACCAACATTTACAGATGAAAGATAAGCTATAACTATAACGTCTTGTGTACTTAATGATCTCATAACTGGAGGACTTAACAACTCACACTTAATGTTATCTACTAAAGCATACTTACAATCTCTAAGATTTTCATAATAACATTCGCTTGTTTTTAGCTGTACTACATTAGTTCCTTCTGCACCAGCAACAGTAACTATTAATCTACCATCCCCATCAGCCGGATTCCATCGTACTAACGACCTAATACCTACCCTATTCTCCTGCTCTATTACTCCTTTACCAGAACATACAGGACATCGTCCTCTTGTAAAAGAAACAGGAGTTATAACATTACCATAAATAGTTGTGGGGGCTACAAAAGAAGCATTAAAAACGTTAGTCGATGCACCAGAACTTATTGTCATATAACAGTTTGGACAATCCGTTTTATTAGGCTCCAAATATAAAAACACTACTTTACTCGACTCATTTTTTATTTGAGCATACTTATTTCTTATTTCCTTACTTAAACCTGATGGTATCATCTGACCCATTTAATCAATCCTAACGCCAGTAATAACGAGAGAAGACATCTCATTAGTTAACTCTTTCAGTTTACTTTTAAGTTCTGCTAAATCTTCTCTCTTCTGCCGCAAAAGTGGTTCTGGATTATAACTCAACTCTCCTTGAAGAGAGAACGAACCAGAAGTCTCACCCATTAACTGACGAAGTTCCATTTCTAATATTGTTATAGCCGCCGAAATATGATACATATCAGACGTAGTTGTGGCACTCGTCATATAAGGTGGTTCAGGAGTAGTAGTATAAATATCTAATATTTCTCTATCAGAATGTCTAAAACTCTCATACCACACATCAAGAACGCCTGAAACTGTGGAGATAGTAGTTCCACTAAATGTCAGAAATGAATAATCAACAACAGCAGGGTTAGAAGAAGTGCTGTATTCTATACTATCTTTTATTACTTTTAGCGGCCACCCTTTTGGGTTGTCCACTTTATAAGTAGTTCCGTCAGTTGATACGTTTTCATATCCAGCTAAACAAGTAGGACTTACATAATCTCTATATGTTTTTTTCTCATCTCCAACATAGTATCTTATTCTATCTACGTTAAATCTATCAGTAGAGGTTAAACTTTTTTCCGCCGGATAAGTAGCAACTAAAGAAGTTTGTTCAACAGCTATACCATGTGTAGCTGTTGATAAAGAAGACTCAGCAGCTGAAACAGTATTATAATAACTTGTTTTATACCAAGAAGATGATACACCGTAATAACTATTATCTTCGTAGTTAATATATTTAGAAGACACACTAATAGCCGGACGAGTAGAAACATTAGTTATTTCAGTAAAGTACCCACTCTCATAATCAGAACGATACACTTTTACAGCGTTATAACCTGCTGCTATTACCGCTGTTGGATCACTTATATATATTGTCAGAATAATCATGTTATTGCCTTAGTTCACACATTTTGATATATTAGGATCTTTCCAAGGATTGTTAACATTTGTAACTAATCTTGCCAAATCTACTTTAAAAAGTTTTAAGTTGGGGGGAGAAACAATAAAATAATCATCTTGTAAAGCAACTCTGTAAGTACAAACACAGGGACATTCTAATGTTGGCCTACTTAATCCTCTACACTTCTCTTCCAAATATAAACCTTTATCCTCACACTGTTTATAGGGAGCTGCTACAGGAAGCATTTGCTCCCCAGAACAAGAAGAAACGAACCAATCATCCGGAATAAGAACAGAGAAACAACTTCTATGTATTTCTACACCCAAACACTTTTCTAATTCATCTACTTTAGTATCAATAAGATTTAAATCTACTTCTGTATAGTTATTGTATACTTTTATCCCACCAGGCGTTAAAATATAATTACCTATTTTATAGTTTGTAAGAGAAAGAAACCCACCAGGATAACATTCATTACAACCCAGAAGTAACAAGCTGATTATAAGAAGGAATAGTAATCGTAGCCCATACAACATGTTTTTTAGTCCTGTGTATTTTTATAACACTGCTATCGAAACCACGGCTTATGGATGTTACGTAATCATCATTATTACGCACGTAGTTAGCATTACAACTAACTCCTACTTTACTTGTCACGTTATACGGAACGCTCATCATGTATGAGAACTTGATATTTCTACTTTTTTTGGCGGCCAAAGAAAAAAGAGCGGAAATATCAGTACCGTGTTCATAATTTCCCCAGTAATAAGTACACTTTACTTCCGTTTTTAAATACTTATCAGTAGGATTATGAATAGAAACATCCACACCTAAGTACAAAGTACAACCAGTATTACTACAACTTTTAAAACTACGGTCGAATTTATCAACAACAACATAAGGCTCAAATTCATTTCCTTTATATGAGTACTCATTCCCCACTATCGAAGAGCAGGAAAATAGAAACAGAAAAAATAACATAATGTATCTCATTTATATTTTTATACCTTAAGCTATCATCTTCTTTATTGTGTATTCACCATCTACACTTCCTAACGATATCATATCATTCGCATCGTTGTCTATCACGATGTAGTTAGATGTAGTATGGGTATTATCTGTTGCGGTTCCCACAAGTGTCCAATTTGTGTAACTTCCCCCCTTTATCCACATGGTGAATACACCTGAATAGGAACGGGTTATACGAATGGTGTACCAAGTTGGATTAGTTAACACTACCGACCCGGCTACCATAATAGTAGTTGTGCTGCCCACACCATTTACGCGTCTAACTTCAATCCCTGTACCCGTGATTCTACACACGTATCCAGGTCCACCGGTAGTCAGGTATGTTCCACTTGTCTGCGATATAAAATATACCCAAATGTCATTTACATTTGATGCTTTATTGAACGAAAATTCTGTCGTGCCATACGCGCTTTCCTGTGGTGTTTGTCCAAGTTCAGAAACAGGTAAGTAAATATGTCCTGCGGTGTTACATTTTATTGTTTTTACCGCCGAACCGTTTATCGTAGAAACGTCCACTGAATAACGTGGTGTTGCGGAACCGAACCGGAAACCTGTTGTTTCTAACGAACTGTTAGCGATACCACCCCTAATTGCTGTTGATACTGGTGAACCCCAGTCAGATGAATAACCGATTTGTTTAATACCGGATTGGTCGTAAAGACGACTAACATCAGCAGCCGATAAAGCCCCAAGGTAGATTTCTAAACGGTAAATGTTGCCCCAGAAATCATAACCACCGTTTGTGCCAGCGACAAGAGTGCTTAGACCATGACCGCCACCAGCTCCAGCCACCGTAGCAATAAATTCCCCGTTGACGTAGAAACTAACGGAATCGTCGGGATTAACCACATTGGCCAGGAAATACGTCTGGTCACGGCGAATCACCACCCCCGGGCACTGAAAATCAGCAACGCCGTTGAAGTGGTACAGAGAGGCAGTCGTGGGCGTGATCTGCCAGAAATACATCATCCAGTACGCGTTTAGCCCACCTACCGAAGGGTAGTTAGTAAAGCTTGTAGGTTTGACCACCGCGACCATGGTGAAGTCGTTAGACCTGGGAAACGTAACTGGGCCGGTTATGTGGTATGTACCAGTATAATTAAAACTACCGCCATATGAATCCTTATTATAAATAGGTGGTACTTTATGTGCGCCAGTATGAACTGTAGAATTATAACAATTTGGGGATGTGTCAACAAGTACGCCATTAACCATCGGTTCACTTAATTTCGGCGCCCAAAACAAATTTGGGGTTTTAGGATTGACCGAAATATCATGATATGAACGTGTAGCAGGACGTGTAGGCCAACGGATTTCTGAAAGCAAATCGCCGACCAGTTGGCTATGCTGGGTCGCGGACAGCACCGCCGACGTGATGACCAGAGCCTTGATCCCGTAGGCCAAAGGAGACGCACCACCGCTCGCGTTGAAGAAATATTTGGTCCCCGCGGCCAACGTGACGGCGTCGAGGACACCAGAAAATGCCCCTATGGAAACGCCATCTCGGTACACCGCTCCAGTGGCTCCAGTGACATGGTTCCACCCAATCGACTGGCCACCCACGACCGAGGCAGAATTCCGGATGGTGCCACCACCGTAGACCGAGAATAGTCCTCCGGTGCCCAGGACGGCATAATGAGTGGCATCGACGTAGATGACGTACTGGCTGGCCGCGGGCGTGTAGTGCCTGGACCCCAGCAGACAGCAGACCGAGTAGTTGTCGGCCGGCAGGGCCGCCGCAGTTGTCACGATACCGGAGGGCCGGGCGTCGAACCACGGGCGGGGTGAGCCACAGGTTCCCGAGACTGTACCGTTGAACCCACGACCACTGAAGTCCAGGAAAGTCCCGGAGCGCAGGTCCCAATAAAGGGCCAGTTGCCCGGCGCGTCGGAGATCATCGATCATTGACATTTATTGGTTCTCCTGCGCCTTGGCGGCACGGCGTTCGGCCCAAATACGTTTCATGTTGGCCGAAATTTTAGCCCTATTACTATCAGTAACAACGCGGTCTCGATTGGCGTCCGATACGGCACGTTTGCTGGCTTCAGACATAGGATGACCAGGACGTCCCTTCAGTGCCGCACTTTGCTTGGCTCTGGTTTCATCGGAAACCCTGCGCCCCGCCGCGTGTTTATTACCTCGCTGCGCTGCCCCTATGGCTGCTCTGGTTTCTGGTGAAAACGTACCTTTGCGCCTTCTAGCGGCTTCGCTTTGCTTGGCCTTGGTTTCATCGGAAACCGGATGTCCGGTTTGTGCCAGGCTCATGTTGGCCTTGGCTTCGTCGGTGTGGGGTTCATGCACTCGCTTGCGTGCCGACACACTCATTTTTGCCTTTGTTTCTTCCGTAACTATCTTACCTGTGTTGATCTCGCGCATTTTTTCTACAGTTTCCGGTGACGGCTTGAGGTGTCGACTGTGCGCACTGATCAAAGCTCTGGTTTCCGCCGTGACAACTTTACCTTTGCTCTTGGCCCCTATCTTGGCCTTGGTCTCGTCCGAGTGTTCGTGCCCCAGGGTAGACCCTGCAACTCTACAAATATTATAACCATGATGCACTGAACACTGACGGTCCAACCAGAATTGCTCACGGGGAATTAAATCGTTTGGGTCGGCAACCTGTTCCACGACCAGAAAATCAAAAGCGTCTGCCCCGTATTCCTGCCAGGCGCGCTGAAGATGAATATTACCGTGGTTGTTCCTGTTGAGTTCGTACCGATGCTTCTGCCAACGGTTTTTTGTGTCCACCGCCGAGCCAACGTATACCTTGCCGTTGACTCGGTTGACTATCTGGTAAATCCCAGATTTGATCTCGGTACCCATTATCGTTTAACCTTCAGGGTAATTTTCTTCAGCCCGCGGAAAATTTGCGCGTCAACACTTGCTGTTGTTTCACAACTTTTTCGGCGGCTAAAAGAAATCGAACCTGTAGAATTTATTGAATAGTTCATATCTATACCTGATTCAAAGAACGCATTACGTTTATGTAACTGTCACGTACCTGTAAAGGCGTCAAAATGAAAGGATATAGGGCGAAATATAGATGTTCACCGACTAGATTCGAAGCTGCTCCGTTGACGTCAATACCAATATAAAACCTTCCTAAATAATCTGTTGCTGGTGGTTGCGCGGCAGTTTCTGTTAGGTATTTTCCATTGAAATAACACAACCATTTAGTGCTTGCATATTGATAAGCGTTAGCATAAAACATAACGCTTCCATTAGCCCACGGTTGCGTGGTTGATACACTGCTTGCACCAATTATTCTTTGACCGATAGTAGTAGCGTGCTGAAGTCTAATTCCAGCTTGATTATCGTTGGCAGAACGACTTACAGACCACGGATACGAATTAACATCAGGGTATCTTTTCGGCCTAAACAAGTGTATAATAGTAAAATCACTTAAGGGCAAAAATCCCGTTGCTTTCGCGCTGGAAAGGTACATTGATGTAGTAGTTGAATCGTACCCACGGGTTGCCATTTTGACCGGGAAAGTACCAGCGGTTACCCCATTACCAAATTGAAAGTGGTTTCCGTTTCCACTAACGTCTAATGTTCTATTGTTAGTAGCGTCATGGGTTGCCGCTGACATAGGAAGGATACAAGTAGCTTTATTTTGATACGTGTAAGTAGAATTCGTGTAGAAATCTTTTGCTTCTTGCGCGATTAAAAGACTATCGGAAGGGGAATGTTTGAAGAACTTGATAGAAGAAATGGAACCGGAGAATTTGAAGGTTCCCGCATCATAGGAACCAATTTTGAATCCAGTAAGTGGTTCTGGAACCCATACAACCCCGGTGTTCCCAATTTGAACACCGTTCAACCACATAGTATTAGACCCTGACCTTAAAGCAACAGCAAGTTGGTTTCGTTGTCCGTGTTTCCAGTATGGACCCCAAACCGCATAAGCGGAGTTTATCAACGCGGTTCCGTTTCCTGATGCTATGGTAAGAAAATGTGTAACTCCGGATTTGTACCTAGTCAGATAGGTTTTATTTCCGTTGGTTGAAAAAAATCCCTGTGCTCCGTCCAGTGTAATATCAAAATCAGGATAGAATTCTATAACCGCCGACCAACCGAATCCGTTAAAAGGTTGTACGTTCCCGGGAAACGTTACATAGTTGGTGCTGCCATCGAACCGCATACCGCGGTCAGGTGAAAATGAAGGTACACCTGTAACGGTACCGTTTTGTTGACGGATGGACTGCAAACTATCAAACTGATAGTCGGCGATTAAACCCCTTTGCAACTCCGAACTGTTACTATTTATCATTAATAGGATTCACTTATAAATTTTATTTTGGCAACTAAAAGAAGTTTACATTATATGACCGCTATGATTAGGACTACCTATACGATTCTGTTTATAATGAAAATCACCTTGTAAGAACCATATAACATCATCTAAACTATCAGTTACTGTTCCAGCATTTTGTGTTGCTATTGCTTGTCCTTTATCCCTAAAGAATGAAAGCATTATTAGACTTGAATATTCTATTTGATTAAACAAAGTAGAAGAAAGTGGTACCATAGAAGTAACTATATGTGATTTAGCTGCCACAGTTCCTTCCGCAACATACGACAACCAATATATTTCTTCATTAGGAAACGCATTATTGTGCGCAGCAACAGTAACACTTACAAATATACCTACTGTATTACCAACTGTTAACTGGCTGTTATTAGACAAATGCGCGTGTAAGTATATAGGTGCGCCTTTTTCCCAACTATGCGGTATCTGCGTTAACGCGTTTAAGTTATGTGTAGAAGTGTCGTTCTGGAACTGGAACGCTTGAACACTGTATCCAGTGGCGATTAGGAAGTCTTCTTCCGTTGGACCACCAGTACGTGGTCTTAATGCGGTTATCTGTAAGTCGTCATATCCGAATCCTGGGTTATGTTTCATATTACTTTTCCAGTTTTAGTATTATATGCTTTTATATTAATACATTCTACGACAGTAAATATAAGCAGCATTAACTGAATCACCAGGAGTATAATTTACTCTAACAGATTTAAAGTTTAGTTTTTCTGCCATGGCCGCAAAGTTAGTAGTTCCCGAAGCAGTTACTAAACCAGAAACTGTTGTGTTATTTACACAATCATAAACATATATTCTCGACCATGTGGTTGCGGCTGGGTCGTTACTTACTTCAACAGATAAGTAGTCTAAACTATTATCATTTTGGACGTACCCTTGCACAGCAAAGTCAGCGTATCCTAACATTTCTAAACCCACGCTACTCGGGTAATATGTAGGAGTACCACCAGTAACATTAGTAGTAGCAACTAACGTCTCTGAAACAGCGTTATTATTGAGCGGTGATATTTCCGTACTTCTGATAACATCAGAAGAGTTATCATACCCCTTATCGGGGCCGTAAACCATAACAAGGTAACCCAAATCGGTAGGACTAAGTACAGCGCCACCAACACTTAAAACACCAGATGTAGTTAAATCAGTATAAGAGAAAGCGTTAGTAGTTCTTGAATAAGAAGAATAAGTACCATCTATTCTTGATACCGCCAAACTTGCGAACTGTTGTATTACCGGAGTATAAGGCATACCAGTAAGACACACACCACTGGATGTGGAATAGGAAGCAATAAAATCAGTGGGAGACATATAGAGCATACTTCCGCCACCACCACCGCCTCCACCACCAATATCCATAGTATATACAGGAGCAGTTGACGCGTTACCAGCAGGCATGCTATTACCCGCACTATCAACTATTTTAACAGGAATAACCATTGTAGCTGTAGAAGTAGCAGCATCTGCTGTCTGCGTACCACTTGCTAATACACCACCTACAACACTAGTCAAGCCGCCACCAAACGACGTAATGGCATTACCAGCGTTATCAAACAATTTAGTAGGTATTACATTAGTTGCGGCTGTAGCAGTAGAAGCTAAAATATTTAACTCGTCAGCAGCAGTACCGTCTTTTAAGGCAAACGAGCCACTTACGTTAACATTATCTACAAATGCTTCAAACTCTACGTTAGCAGAAGGTATTTGTGCTCTAATCGAGTCAACCAATATGCCGGTTAGTGTATTTCCAGCCGCCGAAAAAGTTACACCAACAGCTAACTTATGTACAGATTTCCAATCAACACCAGTACCAGTCTGTACTGATTTATTACAAGCAACTTTTAGATGATTCCATCCTACTGCTAAATCGGCAACTAAAACCGACATAGTTACGTAGTTAGAAGTATCTTCTAATAATCTTACATTAACGCTAACAACATTAGTTAATGAAGAAAGGTAAATAGAGAAAAATAGGTTTCCTTCCGAAGCAAAACCATTAAGATCCATACCAGCAGAACTAATATTTCTCAATATATAAGCAGCTACATTACCAGCTGTCTTAGCGAAAGAAATAGATTTAGCTCCTGTAATATGTGTAGTACTATTAGCTATACTACCAGCAGTAGTAAGACCTATATCTGCCCACCTGGTGTAATCTTCACCGTCGTCTAATATTACTTCATATCTTACTGATTGCTCATAACGTGTTTTGTCAGTCGGCATTTATTCTTCTCCAGAACCACTTATACTACTCTTGGTGGATTCCTATCGTTGTTTATTACTCGTCCTATTTTACGCTCTTCTAAGTCTATCGCCCAGTTACCGTCTTTAACATCCATACCATCAAGTATTTTTTTCTTAGCGTCCGCCAAGTTTTTTTCAGCCATATTACAACCATATGTAAGCTGACTCATTACTTGTGTTAATCTACCTATTTCTAATCTAAAGTTATTTAGCTCTTCCTGAAAATGATCTATCTTTAAAAGATCTTCTTTATACTCATCAGGAATATCTATCATAGAAGTATCATCTACTAACACCTTGTGACCGTGAACACCAATCCTGTCGTGAATGATTACTTTATCGCTCATAAATCTTACTCCTTGTTTAAATACGATTTACTAAAGTATCTATCCGCTATATCGTGAAAATGATTAGACAAGCGGTGTATTAAAACAGATACTATAATAAAATCTACAGCTATATTAAATATTTTTATCTGTGAGCCGAATAAAAAAAGTACTGAAGTTAACCCAAATGCAGTCCACACCGAACAACAGTATGGACAGTTAACCACATCTCCAAAAAACTTAAACAACCTAAATCTTGATTGAGAAAGAAAATCTCTAAGGAAGGAAAAGAAAACAGATTTGGAAACTAACTCAACTAACCCTTCATTAACTAATACTAAAACACTAATCGTGAATACCAGAACTATGTAGTTCATTTATTCTATCTCTAATATATCGTGTCAATGTTTCTTTACCTGCTCTATCTTTCGTCATTGTAAGTGCTCTTCTTAACTTATGAACACTTAACACCTGACTAATAATACTTTTAGGATTATCTTTAGTTTTCAATCCAGCAATCTGACGAGCAGTTATTTTACTAATAGAAGACTTACCTACCTCAAAAGCAGGCTCGTCGTCTTGTTCAACTACCTCTGGATTTTTATCCTGTACGCTTACAGTAGCGTCAATACTGTCAACAACAATATTAAAACCTTCCTGTATCTTATTAGCTTGAAGCCATTCTAAAAACTTTAAATCAAAAGGACCACCATACTTATCCTTATACACTTCATAAACATCTTCAAGTTTAATAAACATACCAGGAGACATGTTACGCTTAAAAATATGCTTAAATCTACCAGTATTGTTAACTACTTTACCACTAATAACTTCCATTTAAATCCTCCAAATCATCGTATTACAACTTTGACTTTGAACTTCATTCTTGGTTTATTATCACATTTACCAGAACCACAATATTTGCGCCGCGTATCTGAAGTAGTAAATGTTTTTCCACATACTACACATTGTTTTTCTATTAACTCAACATTCTCTAAATACCTACTCTTATCATAAGTAATCTTCCACTCGTGCTTACATTCTTCCGAACCACAAAGTTTCTGATTATTAGACTTCACTTCGAACTCTTTACCACATATTACACATTTTTTTATCGGCGGGGGCATAAAAAAGTACTCCACTTATACTACTTAAGTATAAAGTAATACTACACTACTGTAAATGAAAACTTTAAAACTAACCTAAAATAGTTTTCACAGTTTCAAAACATACGTTCTATGACCACAATCCCATATACGATCATACCCTTGTTCCTCTCTTAACTCCCATTCAGTCTTACCAGTTAACCTTTCTTCTTCTGTCTTACATAAACCTTGATTTCTAAATCGTTCTTCCCCTCTAACGTAATGAGGAGTGTATTTAGTAAAATGCGATAGCTCAAATCCTAAACTTTCATAAACTGGTTTAGCATAGTTAGCGTATCTCATATCACAATAAGACTTAATATGAGTATAACCGTTCTCTACAGCGTACTCCTTAACCACTTTGAACAACTTACTCGCTCCCCCAACTACTGAAACATTAGGAAGATTAGCAAACCGTTTCAACTCTAAAAACTTACCTCCCTTACCCGTGTGCGCGCGTGAAAGATTACCCACAGTGATAACCTGTACCAGTTCACCCTCGTAGAACAACCCCCAACGTTTGTTGGAGTTGCTCTTCCCTTGAAGGTGGTACTTACTCAAAAAATCGTTCGCGGCGGCAAAAGAAAGTTCACCTACTTTACATTTTCTAGCAAATATCCTTCTCTCACTCATCCCTAACGCGTTTTTTATTCTACTTTCTACTACGTCTCTTCTGTTCACCCACTCATCTTCAAAAATAGTGATTAAACGTATACCCGCTTCTGCGCACGAAATCATTTTATCGTAATGGTAGGATTTGGGTTTCTCGCCTGTTTTTTCGCAATGCCAATAAAAACCACAATACTCTATTGCTACGTTCTTAGATGGAACATAAACATCAAGTTCTTTAGGACTGATAACACTTCTATCATTTGCTATAACCTCAATACCTAAGTTCTCTACAAAAGCACATACTTCTTTCTCGGCTCTTGATGATGTAGCAAAACATTTTCTACACCTGTTACCACCATGCTTAAAATCCATCCACCTAACTTTACCCTTATGACCTTCAGGACAAATATACTCTATTTTACCTTTTGCGTCGTATTCCGTAGATAAAACAACATAATCCTCTTTCTCAAAAGCTTCTTTTATCTCGGAAAAAGGAGTGGTTGTATCTTCTAATCTACAAACAGGACACCCAACATTATGTACAACATTTCTGTAAGACTTTTTAATCTTATGACCACGCGAACAAACCATTTTTAACTTGGCCCTATCATTCTCATATACGTCGGATACCAGTTTAAACCCTTTACTCTCTATATTAGTTTTTACTACATCAAAAGGTATCTTACAGCTATCATCGAAACATTTCTTACATCTGTATCCAAAATCCAGATAACTTAGCTTACAACTTCTAATATGACCCTTATCACATTTATAGCTTATTCTACTTCTAGAAGTAAATGTACTATTTTTATCTTCCTCCAGAAGTTCATACCCCAAACTTCCTAAAAACAATGATACCTCATCATACGTTCTTTTTTTATTTTCTAAATAACAATATAAACATCTAGCATTTCCATCCTTAAAGTTATGGTAACTAACTTCCCACTCATGCCCGTTTGGGCATGAAACCAATAAGCTATCTTTATTATTTACATATTCACTACTTAGTAGCTCGTATCCCTCCGCATCAAAAACACCTCTAACATCATCAATAGTAGTACCATCAACATACGAACCTGTTTCACATAATCTTTCTTCTACTCTCTTAGCTGTAGCATCCCTTTTTTCTTTATTCCTTCTTAACTCAACTTTAGCATTATTTATTCTATCTACTTTTATAAGGCATTCTTCACTACCACAATATTTTTTTCTTGTGTCAGTAGTTTCAAAACTAACCCCACAAATACCACAAACAACATTACGCACAAGAATACTTTTCTTGTATCTAAGCCTTTCAGCTAAACGCCTTACTTCGTCACGGCACTCTTTTTTTTCACAAGATTTTTGAGTAGGGGAGGAAGGAGTGAAAGAACACTCACAAACTTGGCAGATTTTTTCTTCATATATAGGCATGTTAGTAAATCTCCTTTAACCTACCTATAATATTTTATTAGAAAAAAGGAAACTATTCTTTAATAAAAACTTGTGCTAGTTTCCAGCATTCTGGATAACTAGCTGAAATTACTTAGATAGTACGGTCAATTATCCCCATTGCCATCATTCTTGAATCTAATGCTGCAAATCCAACCTTCTCCCAAGCATAAATACCCTGCTTTTGTTTACGGTGGAGAGTTGGGTCATCAAACACTTCAAACTCACCCTTAGTAGGCATTACAAGAGAGTCCCCAGAAGTCATGTCAAACCCGTACACTTGTTCCTCTCCCACAGTAGTTACGATGCCATTAGCATCCACTATATTAGGATTAGTTAGGGTGTAGTCGTTATAAGTATCATCAGCAGCAGCCTTGAAGATACCATATGACGAAGTAGAGTCGTTAATGTTAAACTTACCAGTAGTACCAAGATGTGGCAGTACGTGGAACTGAACATTCCAAATCTTCGCCATACCAGCAGCCTGGAAGACTTCCCTACGGGTTGTTGGGTCGATGTCAGTTTCTCCCCATTCTCTAACGTCCCCCATACACTCCGGTGAAACCCACAGGTCAGTAAGTGTACGGCCATTACGCTGCATACCAGTAATCATCATGTTTACTAGTTCTTTAGAAAGATAACCAGCACCAGCGGAAGCAGCAGGTACCTCATAAATAGCAGCATTACGTGCTTTGAGTAAACCAGAAGCAGCAAAGTTAGTAGTAATAGCAGGAGCTAGAACTCTCCAACCGCACTCTTCCTCGTACTCAGAAATAGCTTGCGCTACTTTCTTAGCGGCTCTTGCTGCGATGTCGATACGGCCTTCGAGTGCATAGTCTAGTTTCCAGTCTGCAGAATCAGAAATACGGAAAGTAGGTACGTACACGTCCTCGCCGACACCCTCAACGAAGTTCTGCGCTACATATCCAAGACCGGGAAGTACCCAAACCGGTACTTCGAAGTCGTCAGCTACAGGATAAACAGCCTGAGAACCCATAGGGATGGGATCTACGGAGAACAGCTCGCGCACTACCGACTGTAGCTTAATCTCCTGTAGGATTGGGGTTTTAATAGCAGCACAGAACTCCATATAGCGGGTTTTGCGCTCTGTTTCATCATTAGATGCCGTAGCTTTGAAGAGCTCGACAAGATCCTTGAAATCAATACTCATGTTTATTTCCTCCTATTTCCTTCTTTATTTAAACAAGAGCCTTAATTAAAAGCATCTTGCCAGCAGCAGCTTCAGCTGTAGTAAGTGTATTAAGGGCAATAGCAACTACGGTAGACGTAGTTGCTTCATCAGTATCAGCAAGCAGACCATTGTCATTACAATACAGAGAAGTACCATAAGCAATACCATCATCGCCTACATCATGATATTGGTCGGTCTCGTAAATAGCACCATTACCACAAGCAACACCAACAGGATCTCCTACAAAAGCATCCGAAGAACCGAGGTCACCACGCATTAGAAAGCTAGAAGGAAGCTCAGTATAGGCAGCCTTCACCTTCTGCATTAGGAAACCAACAGGAGTCTGACTGGCGGCTGTTGATACCACGTCTACGGTTCTGTCTCCAACCATGTATACCAGTTTCCCAGCAGCAATGGGTGTAGTCTCTGCCGTAGAGGCATTAAAAATAAGATAAGGATTTTCAACTAGTGGAACACGAACTGTAAAAGTCATTTTGTATACCTCCGATTATTTACTATTTAGGCGCTCTTTTTTTGCGCTCGTCCATATATTTACTAAATGCATCACCTATATCTTTTACTCTATCTACAGTACTATTAGTTGATACAGGTACTACAACACTTGCGGTTTCTACATGTACATCTGCTGGAGGAGTAGTAACTTCATCTACTACACTTTCAGTATTTTCTTCGGTGGCCGCCGAAGCAATTTCTACGTTCTTAATAAGGTCTTCACGAAGTGCTACAAGCTCATCACGATAAGAAGCAAACTCTTCATCGGTCATCTTCTTTACAACGTTCTTCTGATTATCAAGAGCACCACCTGTACGAATAACCTTAAGTGAACTTAGCTCTACAACTCTGGTATCCAGTCTTTTATTCTCTTCGATTTCTCTAAGAGTATTCTCAATATCAGAAAGACGAGCAGCTACTGAATCCTTCTCACTGTTAGCGGTCTCAAGAGCAGTCTTAAGACTCGAAACCTCTGCAGTGAGTGCGTCCTTCTCACTCTTAAGAGCCTCAAGAGCAGTAGCATCCTCTACTGCCTTTTTCTCCGACTCAGTAAGACGAGTAATCATGTCATTAAGCGTAGCTTCAGCGGATTTAAGTGTATCTTCAATATCCTTACCAATACCAGCAAAATCCTTCTGAGCAAGCATATCTGTCACGACTCTTTGAATCTCTTCTTTAAGCTTCTCTACGTCCATAGTTAACCTCCTCTTAATGTGCTACGGGGGATTTGTTAACTACTACGAAGTAGAAGTTCTGACTG